CGCCGTCGTCGATGCGCTGACCGACATTGATCAGCACCCGCCCGCGCACCCGCGTCGACCACGTGCGATTTTCGATGTCCTTCCCCTGGTGCAGGATGCACCAGGACCAAGGCTGCTTGATCGACAGTGCGAGCATTCATGCCTCCACGCGCCTTTTGAGGGCGCCGATGATTTCACTGATCCGACCGGACGGCAGGCCGGCCAGGATGGTATGGAAGCGCCGGCCACCATGCCGGGCCAACAGATCCCGCCCTGCGTCTGATGCCGTGTCGGCCTTGTTCTTCGTCATGGGTTCCAGCCCTCAATAAGTTTTGGTGTGATGCCGAACACCGGGACAGGACAGCCGCCGTGTCGTGTGATTTGGCACGCTCACTCACTGAAAAGGCCCGGCAGTAGTGGTTAGGCTAATCGCCTGATGCTAGCCCTTCCGTAGAGGGGCGAGAGTGAGGCAATCAGGCTTCGATGGTCTCGATGGTGAAGCGGGTGTCGCGGCCCGCGATGTCCTCATCGGCGGGGAAGCCACCATGGAACACGCCATCGGCCCAGTTGCCGGTCTGGCTGGCGGTGCCTGGCGCCCAGCCGGCCCACTTGTTCGCCTTGGTGAAGCAAGCCACCGCATCGTCGGCGGTGAAGGTGTCGTTGTCGGCGAGCCAAGTCAGCTTGTAGGTGGTCATTGTCTTGTCTCCGCTCTTGGGCGTTTCGTCCGCCCCGTTTCGATGATTGTTTATCTCATATCCTTGCATCGAGCGCAAGTCCCTCAAGCCAAAATAACAAACTTTTTCTCAAAATAATTCTGGCGAGTTTCGTCAAGCCCGTCATGACGAAACTAAACGCAATGATATCAATAACTTAATGCCAAAAAACGGAGTTTCGTCATTATGGCATGGGGTGATTCTCTATATTCGAGCCTTGGAATTTCGTCATGAATTTCGTCAAGGGCTTGTGACGAAACTAAACTCAATGATTTCAATGGTTTAGGTGGCAAAATGGGGGGTTTCGTCATTTTGGCATTATGGCGCGAAAAGGGGAGGGGTCTAGAAAAGGGGAGGCAGGGAGGGGAAGGGGGTGGTGTGCGGAATGACGAAATGGGGGGAGAATGTATATATATAGAGAGAGAGATTCTCTTTTTTTATATATATATCAAGGCTTTAGCCCAACTTTGCACCGGCTGCAATTTCGTCATTTTGAGCTTGACGAAATTCGACGAAACTCTTTGCGATTTTTCTGTTGCGTGCCGTGCAATCGTGTGCGGGTAATGGGGAGTTTGGGCATTTTAATACTCACAGTGAGCATTAATCTGACCACATAAAACAATCCTGACTGAAATGGTCAGGATTAAATTGGAGAATGCAAAATGACCAAAGGACATGGCACCAAGCGCCGGCATGAATGGCTGGACACGCTGACAGAGCCGGGGCAGAGTATCGTGATCGAGTTCGGGTCCGACAGCATCGAGAGGGTGCGCAACAAGATCACGCATGCGATCAGCTATCGCAAGCGCAATGGATTGGCTGGACTGTACAGCATGCGGTGTGTTGCGGGAGGTTTCCGCGTATGGAGGATTGAGTGATGACCAGCCACACAATGTGCGCATCGCCTGTATGCCAGCCCAAAAAAATCAGAAAAATATCAAAATACCCATTGCATCACATGCAACAATGTGCGATAAACAATCATCAACAAGGGAGAAAGCAGATGAACACCACCCGCAACCGTTTCATCGTCATGACCTCAAGCGCGAAAATGCCGGCGAAGGTCCGCGCCGAGTACCGCAACGTTGCACTCGTCGAAGTCGCAGCGGATTTCGAAGGCACGCCGGCCATGATTTCCGCGAATGCGCGGGGTGTGGTTCGGATCGTGCGCCACTATGGCGCCCTCAACGTCGGCAAGACCAGCAAGAGCGCTTACGCCCGGGCGTTCGCCGAGGCGACGGCAGAGGCAGGCCGGCTGAATGCCTGAACCAATCAGGCGGGGCTTCGGCCCCGCCAACCAACGAAAGAAGGGCATTGACGCGCGTTGCTGTGGGTGCTATAGAGTGTGAGCGACAGTGGTAGCGCCCTGATACCTGACCGGGGGAGCTGGTGACAGGCGGGGAGAGACCCGCACAAATCCGCCCGAATGGGCAACGAGAATGCCCCGCTGAGACCGTCACTGGACACACCATAGGTGTGCCTCATCCGCTCGCAGCATGCCAAGCCTGATCGACCACGCCTGCGCCGTCATCCGCGCGATGGAGGCCACGCGCGGCGCCGCCGGCACTGGTGCGGGGAGGATCGCTGATGCGCCAGCCATGTATCGAGGGCGGGCGATTGGCGATTGCCCGTACTTTCTGGCACGCCCGAAAAAAATCAGAAAAATATCAAATAAGGGCTTGCGCGATCCGCAATGATGGGCTATAACAGTTTCATCAACGAAGGAGAACGCAGATGTGGTACATCGAAGACGAGACCGACAAGCTGCATATCTTTTCCCAGTTCGGCGGGCTGGAAGGCACGCAGCCGAACTTCAAAGATGCGCTTGTCGCGGCAAAGAACGTCGCCGCCAAGATTGGGCACGGCGGTGTCGCGTACATCCGGAGCAGATATGATCTCTACGTCGTCAACGCCCACGGCCACTTCTGGCCGGCGCAGTCCATCCCCGACTGCGGTCGGATCGCCGCCGACGTCCCCGCCTTCGAGCGGATGGTGGACGACGGGAGAGGTTTCGTCCTCGCCGCCCGCCCGGACCGTGGTGGGTACTCGACGGGTCGCGCCTGGCGCGACGAGGACACCGGCGATTTCATGGTCCGTTGGGAAGAGGGAGACATCGGGGCCTTCAACCCCGAGATCCTGCCCGTCGCTCTATTCAGCCGGCGGGGGGACGCCCATGAGGCGTGGGTGGCGGCGGCGGTCCATCAGCGTCGCCCGTTTTGAGCGGAGACCGTCACTGGATACGTCCACACGCGCAGCATGAGTACATGCTGATTATCACACAGCAAGGCGCCTAAAGCTGTGTGATGATGGGTACGGAATCACATGGGCAGCACGGAAGGACGTGCACAAGCGGTCGATACAGGCACCCGCCTCAAGTGCCAGCATCGCAAACCATCGAAAGGTGGATTGAGCATTCGGGCACGAGCCGCGCCCAGCAACAGCCGGTATCAAGCCCGGCCCCATGTGACAAGTTCAAAAGGAAAAAACAATGCGCAAAAAAGAGGAAGCACTCGCATTTATGATTTGGCGTCATGCCAATTCTGTGGACTGGGATTGCACGATTGGCGAGCTGGCGAAAGCGGTCGGAAAAAGCTATGCGCGAACGCTGGCAGTATTGCGTGCGCGCGGATGGCACAAGAAAGTGCGGTCTGGTTTTGACGAGGCACAAGCCGCAAGATCTATGGCGGTGCTCAATCATGCGCGGCGAAGCAATGTTGACCTGAACATGCTCGATCTTGTCGAGCTTGTTCGGACACCTGATCTTCGGCACGCGATGTACGAGGAATAAGCCGAGGTGGCGGAACGGCAGACGCAAGGGACTTAAAATCCCACAAAAGCTGAGGGTTCGAATCCCTCTCTCGGCACCAATCATAACTGGACGTGGCGCAGCTTGGTAGCGCATGAGTTTTGGGTACTCGGGGTCGTGGGTTCAAATCCCACCGTCCAGACCACACATAGCCGGAATAGCTCAGTGGTAGAGCATCGGTTTTGTAAACCAAAGGTCGTCGGTTCGAATCCGACTTCCGGCACCACATATCCGCACGTAGCTCAACCGGATAGAGCATGAGGCTTCTACCCTCTTGGTTGCAGGTTCGAATCCTGTCGTGCGGTCCATTTGGGTAGTGTCTCAGTTTGAAATCTGCGCCTCTTGACCACCGCCACACTATGGCCGAATCCCGTGCTATGCTAAGCGCAAAGCATCAAGGGAGTTCGTGAGTATGCCTAAAGGCCCCAAGGGCGAGAAACGCCCCGCCGACGTGATCGGCAACGCCGAGAAATTGCCAGCGCTGCGGCAAAGGTGCGATGGGCAGAAGCATCCAATTTGCCTAAGGCCACGCATACAGGAGTACTCAGGATTGGGGATGCGGAGATCCCCTGTGCTGTTTTGTCCGACGGAACCCGCCTCTTAACGCAGGCTGGTTTTCTTGGTGCGCTAGGACGGTCGACTAAGCCCAAGGGGAGGTCGCAGCAGGTAACCGACGGTTTGCCTCCATTCTTGGCCACCAAGAGCCTCAAGCCACTGATTACAAAAGAAATATTCGATACGACGGTCCCCGTCTCATTCATTACGCCGACGGGAGGTAAGACGTTCGGGACTTAAAATCCCACAAAAGTTGCAGGTTCAAATCCTGCCGTGCGGTCCACTACATCCCCCTGTAGCTCAATGGTTAGAGCCGACCGCTCATAACGGTCTGGTTGAAGGTTCAAATCCTTCCGGGGGGACCATTTGCAAATTCTTGCTCAAATGATATATTGCAATAATCAATCAAGGATCAAAAGCAATGGCGCGCGGAAGACCGTCAGTCTACAAAGATGAATACTGCGAACGCGTCATCGAATGGATGTCGCGAGGCTATAGCGTGACAGCTTGTGCCGGGCTGATTGGTATTTCGCGTGAGACTTTCTACGCTTGGCAGCGCGATCACGCTGAGTTCGCCGAATGTGTTGGCATCGGGCAAGCAAAGCGTGTGTTGTTTCAAGAAAACCGCATGTTGCACCCGAAGGATAAGCTGGACCTGACTGCGGCTATATTTGCCGCAAAATGCACTGGCGATCCGTCTTGGCGTGAGAAGCAGGAAATCGAACTGTCAGGCTCAGGCGGTGGACCGGTCAAGATCGAGTGGGTTGTTGTGGACCCGCTCGCAAAGCCTGGCGAAGTCTAAGTCCGTCTAGTGCTGATACAGCCGCAAATCGCCCGTGCCTTCACGCCTCTTCTCCCGCCGCGCCGGTTCAAAGGCGCGAAGGGCGGGAGAGGTGGGGCCAAATCGCATTTTTTTGCAGAAATGTTGCTCATGCGTGCCCTGTCCGGGCACACCCGGGCAGTGTGCGGACGTGAAGTTCAAAACAGTATTGCTGATTCCGTCAAACAGTTGATTGAAGATAAAATCCAGCATCATGGCCTAGTGAGCCATTTTCGGATCACGGACAACGAGATAACATATAGCAAAACCAATAGCTTGTTCGTGTTTCGCGGTTTGCGGAATCATACTGTTGCGTCAATCAAGTCTCTTGAGGGCTTCAATGTCCTGTGGCTTGAAGAGGCTCAAACCATAAGCCAAAAGTCACTCGACTTGGCTATACCTACGTTTCGCGCTCCGGGTGCGGAGATTTGGGCGAGTTGGAACCCGTATAAGGCGACAGATCCAATCGACAAGATGTTTCGCGATGGCGAAGGCGACGAGGATTTCGCCTGCGTCACGGTCAATTACTGGGATAATCCTTGGTTCCCTGACGAGCTAAGAAAAGACATGGAGCGCGACAAGATCCGCGATCCTGACAAGTATGCGCATGTGTGGTGCGGTGAGTATATACAGAACACCGAAGCAAGAGTGTTCCGCAATTGGACTGTTGATCAGTTCGACACGCCAACAAATGCACGATTTTACTTTGGCGCGGACTGGGGATTCGCGAATGACCCGACTGTTCTTGTTCGATGCTTTATTGCCGGGCGCAAGATCTTTGTGGATCAAGAAGTGTGCCAAGTCGGATGCGCTATTGATGCGACGCCGCGTCTATTCGATCGCATCCCCGGCGCTCGTGAATGGCAGATCACGGCGGACAGCGCGCGGCCTGAGACTATCGACTACATGCGCAGGCATGGTTATCCGCGCATTGTGCCGGCACTGAAAGGTCAAGATAGCGTCAAGGATGGCGTCGAATTTCTCAAGTCTTACGATATTGTTGTTCATCCGAGATGCGAAAACACGATTCGCGAATTGAGGATGTATTCTTACGAGACCGACAAGCAGACAGGCGAGATATTGCCTATACTTGCCGACCGTGATAACCATGTGATAGATTCCCTGCGATATGCGCTGGAATCACTCCGGCGTGCTTCGCGTGTGTCGGTCGAGCCTTTGAGGATCTGATTTTATGCAGGCTGATTTTAGGGATCGACCATGGCCGGCGCTGGGTGAGGCGAAGACGTGATGCAAAAGCGCGACATTTCGACGCCTCATCCGGACGCGGCGGCCATGCATGAGGATATTCGTCTCGCTCGCACATTGTGGGGAGGGACGGAAGCAATGCGCAAGGCCGGCAAGTTGTACCTGCCAAAAGAGCCTGCTGAGGATGAAGAGGCATACCGCGACAGGCTAAATCGATCAGTATTGTTTAATGCACTTGGCAAAACCGTCAAAGATATGGTCGGGCGAGTCTTCTCCAAAGACATTGTTCTTGGAAGTGACGTTCCGCCGTTGCTTGCTCAATACTCGGAAAATGTCGATCTAACTGGGTGCAATATTTCAGTATTCGCGTCAGATGCGTTTCGTAATGCGCTTATCGACGGAATCGCCTATGTCCTGACCGACGCGCCCGCCGGCGAAGGTGCAACGCGAGCAAATCAGGGTCGCCCGTATTGGGTTCTTTTGATGGCTGATCAGATTATCGGCTGGACATCTGAAACCTATCAGGATTCGGTCCGGCTCACTTCGTTTCGCTTTTATGAGACGGTCGATGTTCGCGATGGCTATCATATTGATCGCGTTACGCAAATTCGCGTTCTTATCCCGTTCGGGTATGAGGTCTGGCGACAAAACGAAAAAAACGAATGGATTCTTGCGGAAGCGGGTTCGCGTGATATGGAAGAAATTCCTGTTTCGCCGATCTATCTCAACCGCAATGCCTACATGACCGGTAGTCCGCCGCTGCAAGATCTGTGTGATTTGAATGTGGCGCACTGGCAGTCCGCATCGGATCAGCGCAATATCTTGCATGTTGCGCGCGTGCCAATTCTGTTCGGGTCCGGGTTTGCCGAGGATGCAGGGATAACGGTTGGCGCCTCAAGCATGACTCGTGCCAGCGATCCGGCCGCAAAGCTCATGTATGTTGAGCATTCGGGCGCGGCGATTGGCGCGGGCCGTGAGGATCTGCAAGACCTTGAAACGCGAATGCAGGCCATGGGTTTGCAATTGCTTGTCGATCAGTCCGGACGCAGTGCGACGGGCGAAAATAGAGACAACGTAAAAGAAAATTCTATTCTTGCCGGATACGTTGGCGCGCTGAAGGATGGTCTTGAAAATGCGCTGATGCACATGGCTGAAATGGCGTCTCTGCCTGATGGTGGATCGCTGGTCATCAACAAAGACTTCGGCATTGCGATTGGTGACGTTAACGACATCAATGCGATCCTGACTGCCTACCGTGACAAAGTCATCAGCCACGAAACTGCGCTGAATGAGCTTTTGCGCCGTGGTTTTATTTCAGATAGCGTAGACACGCAAGAAGAAATGGACCGCGTAGCAGAGGATTCGCTTGCCGCGATTGAAGACGCGCAAGCAACGGCGGATGCACAAATCGGAAGTGATCCGGGCGGGATGTCCGATCAAAATGGCGGGATGCTAAACAATGCTTAAGTTTACTGTAGATGATCTTGCGGCCGTGCCGGCTGAGGCTCACAATTTCTACGAAAAGACCGATGCCGGATACCGGCTCAAGGTCGAAGGCGTCGAAGATGTCAGCGGCCTCAAGAGCGCCCTCGCGAAGGAGCGCGAAGCGGCGAAGGTTGCTCGCCAGTATCAGGCGCTCGGCATGACGCCTGAGGAAATCGCGCAGATCAAAGCCGAGCGGGAAAAGGGTGAGGAAGAGCGCGCACGCAAGGCGGGGGAGTTTGACAAGCTGCGCGAAAAGATCGCAGCACAGCATCAGGCCGAGATTGCAAGTATCCGCGCCGAAATGGAAGCAATCGCCAAGTCTGAGCAAGAAGCGCGAATCGTCAATGGCCTGACTTCTGCGCTTAGTGAGGCCGGGGCATCGGCTGAGGGCTTGAAGCTCTTGCCGGGGATTTTGGCCAGCCGCGCCAAGATGGAAACAGTAGACGGCAAGCGTGTCGTGCGTATACTTGACGCGGACGGTTCTGCCATGCTAGTAAAAGGCAAGGATGCGACATTTGCTGATCTTGCGGCATCTGTGGCAAATGAATATCCGTCGCTATTCAAGGCGACGACCAAGGCCGGAAGCGGGACGCAGACGGCAACGGCAGGCGCGGGAAGCGCTGCGAAAACTGTCACACGTTCCCAGTTTGACTCCATGAGCCCCCTTGAGCGGTCAAGGCTTCGTGGTGTCAAAATCGTTGATGGCTAAGGAGGCCTCAACAAATGGCCAATACTCTTACCAGCCTTATTCCGGACTTCACCGAGGCGATGGATATTGTTTCGCGTGAAATGGTCGGCATGATTCCTGCCGTTCGCCGGGATGCTCGTCTTGATCGCGTGGCCCTCAACCAGAATGTTATCATTCCGGTTACTCGTGCTGCCGGCGCCAATGCAACCAATACTCCGGGTCTGTATGCTCCGGATACTGGCGATGATACTGTCGATAACGTGCAGGTCACCATCAACAAGTCCAAGCATCAGCCGATCCGGTTCAACGGCGAGGAAACGCTCGGTCTTGTCAATTCCGGCATTTACTCGTCGGTCATGGCTGATCGAACTGCACAGGCCATCCGCGCGCTCGTGAACGAGATTGAGGCCGATCTTTGGGTCGCGGGCTATACCGGTTCGTCGCGTGCCTATGGCACCGCCGGCACGGCGCCATTTGGTACGGCTGGCGATCTGTCTGATTTTGCCGGCGTCGCGCAGATCCTCGACGAAAACGGCACTCCGACTTCGGACCGCCAGCTGGTGCTGGGTCACTCGGCTATCGCCAATCTGCGCGGCAAACAGTCCGTGCTGTTCAAGGTCAATGAGGCCGGATCGGCGGACATGCTGCGTAATGGCATGACTGACCGAATCCAGAACATGGCTATTCGCCACTCGCATCAGGTCGGCATCCATACCAAGGGAACGGGCGCCAGCTATCAGCTTTCGGCGGCTGGTACTGTTGGTGCGACTGGCATCGCGGTTGACACCGGTTCTGGCACGGTGCTTGCTGGCGATATTGTCACGATTGCTGGCACCTCGACCAAGTACGTGGTCAATACCGGCATCGCGGCGGCTGGCACGTTCTATATCGGCGCTCCAGGCCTGCGCGCAGCCGAAGCCGATAACGACGCCGTGACGGTTGGCAATAATTACACTGCTAACCTTGCGTTCGACCGCTCGGCTATCGTGCTTGCCTCGCGCATGCCTGCGATGCCGGCTGGTGGCGACAATGCGTCGGATGTTACGTCTCTGACTGATCCGGTGTCCGGCCTGACTTTCGAGTTCGCGCTGTATAAGCAGTTCTTGCAGACTGTCGTGCATGTGCGGCTCGCGTGGGGCGTCAAGGCGATCAAGCCTAACCACATTGCGCTCTTGCTTGGTTGATCTTGCCCAAGATCAATGCGACAATGAGGGCGGGATTTTCCCGCTCTTTTTGCTTGAGGGGCCAAGTAATGGATGAGCTAGAGACAGTCGTCGTTCAATCGGCTAGTGGATGGGTCCGAATTAATCTTTCGGATTTTGATCCGGCGGTGCATGTGCTGTATGATGATGGCGTGCCGCGACCGGTCGAGACTGTGACGCCTGAACCTGTCGCGCCGGTCCTGCGCACGCGGGGACGTCCGCCGAAGGTGAGGTAATGACATGGCACTCATCACCACGATTGGCGGACCTGATTCCAATAGCTATGGCACTCTAGCCGAGGCTGATGCTTACTTCGCGGCGCGGGTACAGAACAATTGGGACGGATCAGACAGCCACAAAGAAATGGCACTGATTCGCGCGGCGCAATACTTGGATAATTCCTATCGTGGTCGATGGAAAGGTCAGCGGGTCTTTTTGGAGCAGGCCCTTGCTTGGCCTCGTGCTTGGATCACGGATAGCGACGGTTACGACGTATCGAGCGCCGCAATCCCTCGCCAGATCAAGTATGCGCAGTTCGAAGCGGCCTATCTGATCGCAAATGGCACGATTCTTGAAACGACAATAGATCGGGCTGTGAAGCGTGAACAAGTTGGACAGTTGTCGGTAGAGTACATGGACGGCGCTAGCGCAATCGCGCAGTATCCGCAGATCACTGGGTGGCTCACTGATCTGGTGACGGGCGGCACGTCGGTGGGTGGCTCATTCGGCAATGCGCGTGTGGTGCGGTCATGACATTTGACTACGTTCGGTCCTCCGCGACGGCTCACCGGCTGATCACCCGATTCGGCTGGGCGGCGATATTGCGGCGTATCGCCAACTCTGGCGACGGCTGGAATCCGGCGCAGTCGAATACTGACTATACTGTGACATGCGCTGTCATGCAGTACGCCACGCGGGAGATTGACGGCACGCTTGTTCAGGCTGGCGACCGGCGAATTATCATTTCTCCGAATGGATTGGAGATCGAGCCGACAACGCGGGACAAGCTGATTGTGGGCGGTGAGACATACCAGATCTTGAGGGTCGAGAAGATGGCGCCGGCTGGAACGGCGGTCTATTACGAGGCGCAGTGCCGTGCCTGATATCGTCGATAATGTCATGGGGCTATTTAAATTCCATTCAGACAAAATCTGGAAGGCTTTCAAACGCGCGTTTGACCGTATTCGTAACGAGGCAATATTGTCTGACTTGGCGGACGCCATCAGGCGCAAAGACTACATCACGGCCATTCAGGCAGTGCGCATCGAGCCGCAGGTTTTTGATGAATTTTTAAATGAGATTCGCCAGTCTGTGTTTTCGGCTGGCAATCATGTTGCAGACGTTATTAGCAGAATGCGAGATGCCGCAGGCAAGAAGCTTGTGTTTCGCTTTGGCGTGCGCAATGCGCGGGCCGAAAACTTCATGCGCGCTCAATCCGGTGAAAAAATTGTTGGGGACCTGATCGAGGAACAGCGTCGGCTGGTGCGAGACACGCTGACCAGTGGCCTAGAGCGCGGCGACAACCCGAATCGGGTGGCACTAGATGTAGTGGGCCGGATCAATAAGGAGACCGGCAAGCGTGAAGGTGGCGTGCTTGGCCTGTCTGATCAATTTGCCAAATATGTCGCCAATGCGCGTGATGAATTGGAGCGCGGCGATTACAAGGCCTACCTCACTCGGGATCGACGTGATAAGCGGTTTGACCGCACGATTCAGAAGGCGATTCGGGAAGGTCGCAGTCTGACGAAAGATCAGATCGCAAAGATTACTGGTCAGTATTCGGAGCGATTGCTTGCACTCCGTGGTGAGACTATTGCCAGAACTGAGGCGATGTCTAGCCTAGCGTTCGGCAAGGCCGAGGCGATCCGGCAATTGATCGAGTCTGGGAAGGTTCGTGCCGATCAGGTCAAAAAGACATGGCAAGCGACAAATGATCGCAGGACGCGGGATACTCATCTGCGCTTGCATGGCGAGACGCTGCCCTATTCTTTGCCGTTTACTTCTCTTTCCGGAGCGCGACTGATGTATCCGATGGACCGCAGCCTAGGGGCGAGCGGCGCAGAAATCATCAATTGCCGCTGCAACATTAAGTATCGCATCGATTGGATCGGTAATTATCTGGCCGAGGATGCGACATAATGAGTAAATTCACAGTCGCCATTGATAACTTTGTCGTCGATACAAAGGCTAAGCTTGAGGCGGTCTGGAAACAGTCGGTGCAAGATACATTTGATCTTGTTCTAGATAAATGGCCGGTTGACACTGGTTTTTCTCGTAAATCGTTTGTAGCGTCAACTTCAGGATGGGCGCCAATCACAAGTGAAGTCCGCGACCCTAAAGCAACATACCAGATCAATTATGATGATCTGACCGTTGCAATTGCCGGGGCTGAGCTTGGAGAGACGATTTACGGGAATTTCACTGCAAATTATGCTGTGTATATTGAGTACGGCTCGAACGGGCGCGCCGGTCGCGGCCTAGTGCGGATGGCTGCCATGGCGTGGCCTCAGACCGTCGCAAAGAATGTGCAAAGGCTGAAAAAATGGGCAATCTAGCTGACGTGATTGATAGCCTGATGCAGGTGATTGCCGATATCGGAGCGGCTGAATCAGTTGCCGTTGCATGGGAAAATGTTGCTCATCCCGGAACCGTGCCGCGTATCGAGGTGCAGACGCTCGGAACTGTGGCCGAAACTGCCGAATTGTCGAGTGGTGTCGTGCAAGTGTCTGGACTCCTGCAATGCACTGTAGTAGTTTCTGCAACAACTGGCTCTATCCGGGCCAATGAGATTGCAAGTTCTGTGGCGGCTGCATTTGCCTCTACTGTGAGGCTATACCAACCGCAAATCAGATTTAGGCCGGCTCAACTTGGTCCGGGTCTGCCTGATGGCGATGAATTCCGACTGCCGGTCTCTGTCCGGTGGGTGGCTACTTTGGAGGGCTGAACATGCCGAGCAAGGCCGTAATGGGCGGGACTAAGGTCTATATCGCCATCACTTCGGGGACTACTCCCAGTCCGCAGGTCGATGATCTTGATGCCACTGCTTTTGCCGCGCTGACGTGGCTTGAGATTTCTGGCGTTGGCAGCATTGGCGAGTTTGGTGTTAACACCAATGTCATTTCTTACGACACCCTTGCGGATACCGTGACTTATAAGCAAAAGGGCATCACCAATGCTGGTGACCCGGTGCTGGAAGTGGCGCGCAGCCGAACTGATGACGGTCAGGATGCGCTCCGGGTGGCGGGTGTGCCGTCGTTCCGTGAGCCTTGTGCCTTCAAGATCCTGTACGATGACACTGACACTTCGGGCGGAACAAAGACTGTGTCTTACCTGCGCGGGATCGTTGTTGGTCCTGTGACTCCGGGCGGGCGCAACGAAGACTTCGTGCTGGACAACTATACGCTGGGGCTGGTTCAGCTTCCTGTCACTGTGCTGGGGTCGTCCTGATGGATCTTGCAACCCTCGTTCTCCCCACTGTCACGATTGACATTCTCCACCCGGCAACTGGCGAGCCGACCGGCCTGCGGATTACCTTGCGCCACAAGGATTGTCCGCAGGTAAAGAGCGTCGTCAAGAAGTATACGCAGAAGCTCATTACTTCGCGGCGCCAGAGATTGACTGTCGATGAGCTGACGGAGCAGGAAATTGAAATCCTGATCGCAGTCGTCGAATCGTGGGAGTGGGGCGGGTCCGCCAAGTGGCACGGGAAAAAGCCGGACATCAGTGAGGTTCGGGCCGTGCTTTCGGAGCCGGGAGCGGCCTTCATCCGTCAACAGATCGACGATTCACTGAGTGATGCTAACCTTTTTACGAATGCCTCCGCGTAAGTCTGGCGGGGGCTGTAAAGCATCACGTCAGGTATAATACCTTGGGCGCGGACGGTCGGACAAGATCTGACCGCAACCGCGCCTTTGGTGTTTCTGTGCCTGAGATAGACTTTCCGGATGGGTTTGAATATCTGTGGGAGATCTTTTGGGAGGTCCGTCTAACCTGTCCGATGGGGTTTGACGCGCCTCAAGCCATGAGGCCGCGCGATATTCTGGATTGGCAGTCTGTTTCAGGTGATGTAGTATCGCCTGATGATTATAGGACTTTGCTTGCTATGGATCAGGCTTATCTTGAAGCATGGCGAGAAGAAGCCGAGAATAACGCAGCAATAGAGCGGGCAAAAACCAATGGCTGATCTTGCGGTTATCGGCATTGAGGCCAGATCTGATTCCGTAGTCAAGGCGGCGAAGGATCTTGACCAGCTTTCCGCCGCATCGGATCGCGCTGAGGTTTCCGTTCAGGGCACGACGAATGCCGCAAAAATGCTTGATGCGGCGGCAGAAAGGGCCGCACTTGCTGTGTCGGAACAAGAAGCGGCGGCAAAACGACTTGCGCAGACTGAACAAAGGCTTGCGGCTGAAACGCAGAGAACATCCGCCGCGACCACGGCAGCGGAAGCTGCGGCGCACAATGCCGAAGCGGCGCTATTGCGAACGGAAGCTGCGGCAACGCGGGCGGCTGCGGCTGAGGAAAAGCTCGCCGCAGCGCAAAATGCGGCGGCGAGCGCGTCCAAGATGGCCGCCGCAGCGCAAAATGCGGCGGCTGGTCACCTGACTACAGCGTCAGGTGTGATGGGGAAACTCGCCGCAAACAGCAATCTTGCGCAGCACCAAATGCAAAATCTGTCATATCAGTTGACGGACGTTGCCATGATGCTTGCCAGTGGTCAGAATCCATTCATGACCATGATGCAACAGGGACCGCAGATTGTTCAGGCATTTGGTCCTGGAACTGGTGTTACTGCGATTTTCCGTGGTCTAATCTCGACAATCGGCATGATGGTGGCGCCGTTTCTTCCGGTTATTGCTGTTGTCGGTGTGCTTGGTCTTGCGCTTCGCACGGTCAAGGACGACGCGCAGAGCATGACGACTGCGACCGTGACTTGGGGACACATGATCCACGGCGCTTTTGCCGAGGCCGGCGCCCGGATTCACGCGACGTTCGGGCCGGCGCTCGACCTGATCGGCAATGGCATGACCGTTGCCGGCAACATCATCATTCGCATCATTGACCTCAACATCAATTCGGTGCGGGCGTTGGCGCACGTCATCAATACGGTTCTCGGGGCGGCATATGCTTCGCTCGAGCCTATTGTCCGGCCTGCGATTGATGCGATGGTTTCAGGGTTCGCCACGGTGCGAGCCAAGGTTGGCGAGGCCGCGAAATGGATCGAAAGCAGCTTTAGCGCGGCGTTTGACAAGGTCGCATCTATTTGGGCAATGCTTCCGAGTGTAATCAAGTCGGCGGCGATCGGTGCTGTTAATGTTGTCGTGGCGAACATAAACATCATGGTCGAGAAGGCTGCGGCTGGCATCAACTATTTAATCAGCCTTGCCAACCAGGTCCCAGGCCTGAATCTTTCGCCCGTGAATGAAAAGGCTCTGAATATTCCGACGCTGCCGGATACTGCTCTTGATGACGCCGAGAAAAAGGCGGGAACCGTCGCGCGGATGATTGGCTCTGCCTTCGGGCGCGCTGGCGATGAAATCAAAAAGGCAGGTGCTGCGGTCAAGAGTGAGGTCGACGCGGTTAATGCGATCATGAGTGAAAGCCCTGTTGGAAGTTTCTTGCAGGGCGCGGCCAAGCGTGCGGCGGGCTTTGCGGAAGCTGACGCAAAAAAGAAAAAGGGTGGCGGCGGATCAAAGGCCGAACAGCGAGACCCGTACGCCGAAATCCTCAAGAGTCAGCGGCAGTATATCGACGGTCTGAACCTTGAGGCGCAGACGGTTGGCATGGCTGAGGAAGCGGCGATGCGCCTGAGAATTGAGCAAGATTTGCTCAATAAGGCGGCAAACGACAACATCAAGCTGACTCCGCTACAGACTGCCGAGCTTCGTGCGCTGGCGGCTGAAACGGCGGCGGCTGAGATGAATGTCAAAAGCCTCAAAGAATCCATGGACTTCGCCAAGGATTTGACGGGTGGCTTTTTCAGTGACATGAAAAGCGGCCTGATGCAAGGCAAAGGTTTGTGGAAGTCTTTTGCTGATGCTGCGACCAACGCGCTGAATAAAATACTGGATAAAATGCTGGACATGGCAGTAAATAGCCTGTTCAGCGGCGGTAGTTTCTGGTCTGGACTGTTTTCTATATTTGGCGGATCGCCCGGCGGGGCATTCAGCCCGACAATGATGGTTGGCGCTCGTGCGGCTGGTGGTCCGGTCATGCAGGGCCAGCCCTACATGGTGGGCGAGCGCGGACCGGAACTCATGGTGCCGACGACGGCAGGTCGCGTGGTTCCGACGCACAAATTGCAGGCAGGCGGCGGGTCAAATACTGTGCTGAATTACGCTCCTGTCATCAATGCTCAGGGGGCGGACGCGGCAAAGATCGACCAGCTTCGGGCCGAATTGCAGGCACAAAAGCGGGACTTTTCGCGCATGGTCGATGCCAGATTGTATCAGCGCGACGCTAGAGCGGTGAGGGCGTGACATGGCTAGGCTGATCGCATGGGCGCCGGGACTGCAATATATCACCATGGAACCGCTTAGCGGGCCGAGAACTATTGGTTCGGGCGCAAGCCAAAGCATCGGCGGATATACGCAATCTGTCGCCTCGCCTTTTGGTCTGTGGCGCTGGAAGTTTGGTTTTGCGCCGATGCGAGGCGACGGACTCAGGCGCTATCGAGGGATGGTTGCTGCGTTGCATGGTGGCGCCAATGCCGTCCGTGTGCCGATCTATGACCCTGACATGATTACCAATGTGCATTCTCTTGGTATTGGCAACGTTAACGGTGTGACATTTGACAATGGTTTGGGCTGGCGGATCGGTGGCACGTCGCGACCGTTCCGGGTGTCGCGCTCACCTGTGGCGCTGACCATGGCGCTAAGCGTCGGCTCGACCAATGTCAGTCTGGATCCGTCCGGCTGGGGCGGTACGCTGGATGTAGGCAGTTACATCAGCTTTTGGCCTGATTACTTCGGCCTTCATGTCGTCACGCAGGTTTATGCTCCGGGTGAGTATAAAGTGTGGCCTCCGGTTCGGCGGGCTAGAACCACGTCGGACTATGCGACGCTAGACCCGGTACTGGCAATGCGTCTAGAGAGTGAGGAAGCGGGCGCAACGTCGCGTGGTCAATGGCTGGCTGAAGGTCTCACACTGACCATGGTCGAGGTGGAGGATGCGGACGTGCGGTCATACTTTGCGGATGCTGCATAATGGCGAGCCTCTTCACCTCCGGTCAGATTGCAGCTTTGCGCGCGCCTCACGTCAATCGGGCATGGTTTGTGGCGCTTGATTTGCCGAGCGGTATGCTCAGGATGCATAATGGCGTGGGATCTGTCACGGCTGGCGGATATACTTGGCGCGGCGTGTCAAATCCTACCGGTGGACGGCTGGTGTCTATCGGGTCCATCGAGGAACCACGTTTTGGCGCGGCTGCGGCGATTGCGCTGGTCATCTCCGGCGTCGATGTTGCATTTTTGCAGTCCGTCAAAGACGCGGCTCGCACAATGGAAGGCCGCCCAGCCTATGTCTATTTTGGAATGTTTGACGCCGAGACGCAAGAAATCATCGGCAATCTTGTTCCGGTCTTTCCGTCTGGCCTCGTGAGTTCGCCAAGTATGCAGAGATCTGACGGCGTGCGAACTGTGTCAATTACGATTGAAAGCATATTTGGGACACGCAAATACATGCCGGGCGGTAAATGGAATGCTGCGGGGCAACGTCAAAGATTTGCGGGCGACAAGTTTTTCGACTTGACGACCGCGAAAGTGAAGGAAATCTGGAAATGACGCGCGCCGAAAAGCTCATGGCCTATGTTGAGGATTCGGCGGGGCGTCCTGCCACTTGGGGCGTGTCCGACTGCTCAATGTGGGTGGCTCGCTGGATCGAGTATGTGACAGATCGGACGGTTCCGGCGCCGCATTACATAGGCGAGGAGCATGGGCGCGCGCTGATCGCGGCTCATTCCGGCGGCATGGTCGGTCTGTGGTCAGATCTGGCCGAGCGAGTCGGGTTTTTGCCGACGTCGTTTCTGTCGCTGGAAGTGGGTGACGTGTGCCTCATTGACACAGGTCGATATGGTCCGGTAGGTGCGATTTGGGGCGGACATGGTTGCGCCTACTGGCGGACGCTGTATGGTGTGACCATGATACAGCCGCGACCGGATCGAGTTATTGCGGCATGGGCGGTGCCATGATGACGCGGCTTCTACTGGCGATTACTCTCATTGTTGCATCGGCTGGGGCGGCACATGCCGAGCCGGTCACTGCAACATTTGCAGCAATCAGCGCTTTTCTGTCGTCCACCACGATTGCGGGCGTGTCTCTGAGCACGATTTTGCAGGTGGCGGCCTTTGCGGCTGGCGTGGCGCTGCAAGCGCTTGGCGGCGGTCGGAAAGCAATTGACCCAGGCGAGGCGAAAAGTACGCTGGATCTGGCCGAGGGTGAAGAACTTCGGGCAGTTGGTCGCGTTCTAATCGGCGGACTGAAAGTATACGGAAATTCAACGGGTTACGACCGGTACCGGGTGATTGCGCATTGCAAAGGCGAGATTGCCGCAATCGAGGATTACCGCGTGGGCGGTCGGTCTGTCATTGTCGAGCCTGACGGGGCCGTGTCTTCCCCGCCCTATGTCATCCCCGGCAATAGCTCTTACGTCTACGTCTTGTCTAAACTTGGAACATCTACCGAGACGGCTTACTCGGCTCTTGTGTCTGCTTTCCCGGACATTTGGACGACTGATCATCGCGGGAGAGGCGTGGCGCAATCGCTGATCAAGTATATCTCTCCCGGCATCACGTCGCAGAAGTTCGGGCGCATGTATCAGGGTGGCGAGCCTGAATTGCAGCTTTTGATCCGTGGCGAGGAAGTATATGACCCGCGAACCGACACCACAGCATGGACCGACAATTCTATTCTGATCATCCGTCACGTTTTGCTTGGTTTTCCTGAGTGGAGCGCGGATTATCTTGATGATGATTTCATCGCCGATGAAGCGGATCGAGCCGATGAATTGGTGGATACGCTGACCGGGACGGAAAAGCGGTCTCGACTGTGGGGCATTTGGTCGTCCGAGACGGGCCGAGAAGACGTGCTTGACAGCATGCTCCGGAGCGCAGGCGCTTGGATCGTCATGCGTCCTTCGGGCAAATGGGGCATTCAGCTTATTGACGATGATCAATCGGCAGAATTTACTTTTGTCGAGCGTGATATATTGGACTGGACTTGGAAGTCCGGCCCGGATGGTGTGTCGCGCCCTAATATTTGCCGCGTGAAATACTATTCGCCAGAGAATAATTACGAAATGGCCGAGATCAACACTGGCTATGGCACGGCAGGCGGTACGTGGGCGCGCATCGAGGATGAAATCACACGATATGGCCCGAAACCGCTAGATCTTGATCTTTTGTTCTGTCCTTCGGCAAGTCAAGCGCAGAGAGTTGCGCGATTGGCCTTTGCGCGGGCGCGGGCAGATGTCGGGTCGATTAAGTCGAGCATGGTCGGCATGGCGGCGTGGGGAGCGCGGACTGCACTTATTCCGATGCCTGATCTTGGCGGATCGATTGTGGCCGAGATCGAGGCGCCGCGCATCGGTGCGGATGATGTTGCGGTGGATATCCCGTATCGGGTTTGGCCGACGCTTGCGGCGTGGGACCCGGAGACGATGGAGAGTCCGGCGCCTGAAATCGTGCCTGACTTGGCCTATCAGTCTGAAGTTCCGACGCCGGGCGCCATGTCCAATGCTATCGTCGTGCAGTATATCGGCGGTGGATACGAGACGCGCGTCCTGATCGATCCGCCGATTTTGACGGCAGGCTCGCCTCCGACGGTGCCTGCGACATATTACACGACCGAGGCGTCATACCGCACATTCACAGACGATCTGCCAAATCCTTGGCAATCGATGACGGAAGTCATAAACGGAACGTATGAGTACAATTTTGCGTATATTTCTAGCAGTCTAGTCGGGGCTGAATGTGAGTTTAGATCATTTGCGTTCAACGCCGATGAGGATGGATCCAATTCAAGCCCGGCCTATTCTGTTGTACCGGCTCTATCTACTGGGGCGCCTAGCGCGCCGACAATTACTGCTGAAACTGAAAATACTGGCAGTAACGTTAACATTACTTTGACTGTTCGGGCGCCGGCTGACATCAAGGTTGTTCGGCTTGAGCTTTCGGGCCTCAAAGAATATCCGAGCACAAATGAGACGACGCAAATAAACGTCCGCCCGAACGAGACGATTGTCCGGACAATTACTGTTCCGGCTTTGCTTTCGAGTATTGTCACGATAACTTGGACTGCGCGTTGCTATTCGACCGGCAATGTGGCATCTTCCGACGTGACGTATACGTACGAAATCCCTGCGGCATAATAGAGGGTCCGGCATGACTATTGGTATTACTGCATCTGCCGGCACTATTCTGGCGCCGACCGACACTGCCGGGGCGCCGCGCTCGCCTTCGCTGGCAGAAATGCAGCGGTGGGGCGTCGAGGTGGAAGCGCTGCTAAATGGCGTGATGACCAATGTAGCCGTGTTCGACACGCGGTCTAACCTCAACGCTGATCTTGCGTGGCCGGCAAATACTATGGCTTGGGTGGTGGCTGACGCCACTGCCTCCAATATCGGCCTCTACCGCAAGAGCGGCGCCTCCGGGTCCGGTTCGTGGGCGCGGATTGGTGACATTCCTTACAATGACGTAAACGTCAGCCAAGCTATTGCGGCGGCGGCGGAAGCGGCGGCATCTGTGGCGAGTGCGTCGGGCTATGCCGATGATGCGGCAGAAAGCGCGGCAACTGCATTGGGCGCTCTTTCGGCAGTGCAACAGACTGAGGAAGTATTTGACGGCGGATCGTCGTCTTATACTTTGAGCTACACGCCGGAATCTGAGGATGTCCTGACGGTCATCGTGCACGGTGTCGTGCAACCGAATGGCGATTACGTCCTGACTGGCGATGTCATCGATTTTGGCGAGACCGTTCCGGCTGGTACTGGGGCGGTTGTGGTTCGAGGGCGCGTTGCGGCGGGCGGCGCGGCTGCGGCAACCTCCACCATCACCGGACATCCTGTCGCTGGTGAAGCCGGCGGATTCGGCACCGAGTCTGGTGTCATGCCGCTGGCGATCGACGATCGCGGCATGGTGACCATGCCTAGCCGAGCAATGGCGCCGAAGGTGGCGACGTTCTCGGCTTTTGGCGCGGTTCATCTTGCTTTGGCGCCTGCGAATAGTGGATCGACAGAGTATTCAGGGTTTTATACGCTTCGCTCCACTGATGCAGCGGCGATTCCCCTGCAATGGTCTCCCTATCGTCAGTTTGCGGCGGGTCCTGTCGAAATTGCCGATGATCGCGTGTGGTGTCCGGCGCCTATGTCGCACGACGGGCTTGGGGCGATGGCGGTCTATCCTTGGTCCGCGAATGTCCGCCGGGCCGCCGCGGTGGACGGGGTGATGCGCCTCCTGATCGTGGCCGGCCAGTCGCTGGGCGAGGGATCGGAAAGCGGCGGGCCGGCGGTGTCGGGCGTCACCGTGCAGGGCTGGGCGGCGCAACGGATTTTCGGCGGTGTCGCAGCTCCGTCTAATCTCTGGATGTTCAATGGCGGGCTGTTCAAGCCGGGTGCATCTACTGCCATATCTGTGCCGTCGATTAACAATACATCGGCGCAGTCAAGTCTTGTGGCGGCTGCGGATAGTCTACACGTTCCGGGAAGCGCTACGAATACTCCGGTTCCAATTTATAACTCTGCCGGCACGCAGATTGCGACGGGATACACTCACAGTTCGTCAAAGGTTCTTGCAGCGATTGCTGGCCTTTCTTGGGGCGCGGATGCTGCCTCGCCATTCGGCACGGATTGGGCTGGCGTCAACCTGAGCTACGGCGGGCAGTCGATCAATTATTTTATCCCGGCGGCTGACGGCGGCGTCAATGGCTTGGGCGCCGAGGCGCGGTGGTATGATGATATCTATATCACCACGATAGAGCGCTACGTCACGGCAGCAACGGCGGCTGGTAAAACGGCACGAGTCGAGTATATAGACCGCGACCAGATTCAGGCCGATCACAATGAAATGACTGCGGCGCAGTATAGAACGAAACTTGATCTTCTGTGCGACCGTCTTATCAGTGGCGCGCGGGCTGAAACTGGGCAGACTACTGGTCCGTATATCCTTCAAGAACAGGCAACATTGTGGTGTTCCAGCGGGAATATTTACGGACGCCCTGTCAATAGCACCTCTCCGCTAAGTCATGAAGTGCTGGCGAAAGGCATCTCTACGGATACTGATGATGCCGATTACGTCATCACCGGTCCGGCCTACATGTGGCGCTATGTCGGTGGCTATCACCTTGAGACTGTGAGCTACACCGAGCGGGCCGAGAAATTTGCCTATGTCGCGACTGCGGATGCGGCTAAGCGCGCGCGGGGTGCTGGCAAATGGATGCCGGTGCATGTGACGGGCGTTCGCCTTGAGGGTGCTGTCCTGATCGCGACGTGTCATGTTGAGCATGGACCGCTAGTAATAGACACGGACACGCTTCCACTCGCTACCGGTTGGGGCTTCGAGCTTGCCGCGACGACGGGGACCGTGCCGAGCATTCTCGCCTGTGAGATTGCCAGCAATGGCTTCGAGGTTCGCCTGACGCTTTCGTCAGCTTGGTCTGGCACGGGCCGCGAAGTGCGGATTGCCGACACGACATCTGACGCGGCTGGGTGGCGGACGGATGACCTGTCGCCTGCGACGCCATGGCAGCATCAGGGCGCGCGCACCAATATCCGAGATTCGGCCCCGTGGTCGAGCCGTGTCACTGGCGCGCGGCTGGCAAATTGGCTGTGTCATCAGATCGTGACCATTGCAGACTGAGAGGGCTAGCCATGTCGTTTTTGCAAATCGCCGATAATGGCGCAAAATTCGGGGTCGAAGGTGTCCGGCTGGATTCCATTGATCGCACCATCCTCTCTGAGCCGTCTATCGTCGCGGCGCTGATTCCGCGTGCTGATAATGCCAGCCGTGAGATTGGGGGGGCAACCTCCTCCACGCGACGGGTGCGGGTGCGTGATTCCGTCGCTCCGGGTGTCGTGTGGCGCAGTCGTGGCGGCTCGTCATCGAGCGAGGGAAATGGCACGACATTCGACCATTCTACTCTGCCCGGGTCCCGTGTTATTGCCGTTGCATCCGGGGCGCGGGGCTACATCTCTACATATACTGCGAACTCAGCGGATACTGAAATTGACGCGACCGGAGCACTTGCAGGCCTGAGTATTCGGCCTGCGGCAACTGGCGGCGTGTCAATGATGGGCCTGATCCGCTACAGCACCGATGCTTTTTCGCGGGTTGCGTCGCTCAATGACGGAACGCGATTTATCAATGTCGGTCCGCGCGGGTTGTCTGGCAATAAATGGTATGCAACTGCGGGCGCAGCATCGTCGCCAGCAACAAGCACGTTCCTCAATCTCAACACTCAGGCAAGCATAAATGCTTGGCATCTGTGGTGGGTGTCGGTCGATTACGCGACCGGATTGCTGCGCGCCGGCGTGGATACCGTCAATATTGCGTCGTCACGGGCAGGGTCGAGGTCTTATACTGTCTCTACTGATTTTCCCGTCAATGTCACGGCTGCGAATATTGGGTGGGTGCAAGGAATTGCAGGATCAACGCCACTGTGGATCGGGCCGACGTTGGTCTTCGACCGCGCAATCGGGACCGACACTCGCATCCTGAATACTGTTGGCACGGCGCTTGCCGCGCGGGCGAATATTACGCTGGGGTAACCGATCATGAAGCGCACTCCCACAACTATGATCGAGGTTGGCACCACGGCGCGGCTTGTCGGGCGCACCACGTCCGGGGCTGGCGCGGCTGAATTGGTCAGCGTAAACAATGGCTTGGAGCTTTCCGGCTCGACCATCGGCATTGCATCGGCTGGCGTCACGCTGGCACGCATGGCTAATCTTGCGGATGGAACTGTGATCGGGCGAGCGAGCGGCGCGGGCACTGGTGTGCCTGTCGCTCTTACTGCGGCTGATCTACAGACTATACTTGGCACGACTCACGATACTTGGACGCCTGCGCTTGCCGGTACCGGCGGATCGTCGCCTACCTACACGCGACAAGTCGGATATCGGCGCATCGAGACGTGCGGCTCGTGGCGCCGCGTGTGGCTGTCCTTCGACATCGCGGTCACCGGCGCCATCGGTCTGACTGGTCCGCTTACGGTCACGGGTGGGGGCTATACGCCGAGCGCCACCTTCGAGGGCCTGCTCGGCATTGCGCCGGACAGCGGGACCGGAGTGACCGGCGTCAATTGTCGCATGACGTCATCGGCGCAGACTGTGGCGCTACGCAAACAGACTTCGACCGGCTGGACTAATCTTGATGCCGCCGATGTCGGGTCAGATGTCGTCATAATCGGTCAGATTACTTTCGCGACTGCGCTGTGAGGCACCATGTTTACTATCGATCAGATTAGGGCGACGATTGGGCGCGATGCAAAGCCGCGCCAAGTCTATCTAGATGCGCTGATCGAGCATGGCGATATACTCCGACGATATGGGGTCACCACTCCGGCGCATGCCGCGATGATCCTTGGTCAGGTCTGCCACGAAACGGGCGACCTGACGATCCTGACCGAAAACATGAACTACCGAGCCGAGCGCATCAGTCAGGTTTGGCCGTCTCGACCGGAGGCGGTGAAGTATGCAGGCGATCCGCATGGGCTGGCAAACAGCGTCTACGGCAGCCGCATGGGGAATCGGCCCGGAACGATGGATGGGTATAATTTTCGCGGGACCGGCCTTGCGCAGCACACTGGACGCGATGGCTTTGCCGCAATCTCCAAGATCAGCGGAATAGATTTCCTCTCCCGGCCTGAGCTTCTGATCACTGACCCGCCAAGCGCGGCTCATGCGTTGGGCGCATTTTGGCGCTGGAAGCGGCTCGGCGAGGTTTGCCCGGACACGTCTGAGGCCTCAATTATCGCAGTGACAAAGCGCTGGAACGGCGGGCAGATCGGACTGGCTGACAGAATCGTCAAGGTCCGACGGGCGGCAAAAGCCATGGGGCAGACACTCCCGCCGATTCGGACGACGCCTCCACTCTCGACCGTCAGCCGCGAGGCGACCGGTGCGGCTGGTGTCGCAGCCGGTGGCGCGGCGGTCACCACTTCCAGCCACGACCAGGCGGCAGGACTAGCCCTAGTGGCTGTCATGGCGCTTGCGGCAATAGGTGGTGTAATGATATATCGTATCAATAAAACTCGCAAGGCGCTCAAGGAAGCGGCGCGGATCGAGGATGAACAGGCGGCAACCAATGAGTGACTGGGGGCAGATCGCAGAAAAGCTCATTGCGCAGGGGGCGCCTACGCTTGGGGCTGCGCTTGGGTCGGCGGTTGCTGGCCCGGCGGGTGGCGCTATAGGTGGTGCTATCGGTCAGGCTCTAGGCACTGCATTTGGTGTCGAGCCGACGCCGGCTGCGGTCGGTGCGGCTATCGAGGCCGACACTTCGGGGGCAGTCGTCAAAAATCTGGAAATCGACCGGGCAGGTGAATGGCTGGCCTATTTGACTGCAACGCAGGCGATGTCGGCCGAAATGGCGCGCATCGAGCTACAGTCCGGAAGCATGTTCCGCGCCGGGTGGCGTCCTGCGCTTATGTGGCTTTGTGGCGGTCTTCTGGTCTGGTGTTGGGTACTTGTGCCGACTATTAATGCAGCGCTTAAGGCAAGTATTGCCACTCCTGATTCTGCAACACTTATTACCGTTATTAGCGTATTTGCCGGATTGTACATGGGCGGGCATACGGTTAAAGATGTCGTGTCCACGTGGGTCCAAGCAAAGGGCGCGAAGTGATGGTTATTGACTGGTCCTTTACTGTCGGAAACCTACTGACCCTGATGGCGATGATTGCCGGAGGTGTGACAATGTACGTCGGACACGTCCGGGTGCTCGACAGCGTGCGGCATGACGCGGCCCAAGCTCGCCAGCGCGCAGACGAGGCTTACTCGACGGCAACGAGTGCCGTCAAGTTGCTTGGCGATTGGCGGCTAGATGTCGAAAAGAACTTCGCGACAAATTCTAGTCTAGCCGCTGTTGAAGATCGAATCGTCAAAGCAATCGACAAGCTTGGCGACCGGATCGACCGAGCCATGTCGAAAGGCTGACACTTCACGAAAAGTTACGTGCTAGTATATACATTGCGGCGGGGTAGATAATAAGCAACGTATACACATACAACGTAGACTTTTTACTGAACCCTTTTGATTCTGTCTGAATGAGATATGCTAGGTTTCCAAACCAAAGGCCAAGCATGATATCAGCGTAGATCATTTTACTTCCTCCTGTAACCTATCACTCGTGACATTGGATATTGGGCGAGCGCGAAGCGCCCGCCGTGATTGGCGCTCCACACCATAATGTGGGGGGAATTGGCACTATCTATCACCCCCACATGTCCGCATGTGCGACACCTTCCGCGCGACATGATGACGATATCGCCTCGCATCGGGCTGGCGACCGGCCTTCCCCATGCCAGAAAAGAGCGCGCCATGTCTGAGCCTGTTCCCGCTACATTCGCCCGACTCATGACATAGTTCAAGCCGCGCGCGCACCATTGGCGAGGCCAGCCGGCTTTTCGGCCTTGTCCTTCCAGTCGCCTAAAAACACCAATCAAATCAATGCTTTGACCAACATTTGATTGGGTTTTGATCGGATAAGCATCGGCGGATCTATCCTCGCTCATGACGGGCGAGGACAAACCGATGATGAGCCATAGTGCAATGAGGCGCCTCATTCGGCGCCTTCCTCTGCGAGGTCGCACCCTTCATCGGCCGTCGCAATCTCATACTCAAGCAACGTGTAGCCGATACCATCGACAATACTGTCACGGTGATCGGGTGTACTGAGCCGGCGCCCCATTTTAAAGAGCGTCATCATGCGAGCGACATCGAGCGCGCTGATGATTACATTATCATAGCCATTCGCGCGCAAGTATCCCTGCCACAGATCAGCAATGGCAGCGAAAGACCGCTCCGGCGATCCGTAGGTGTCGCGACGGTCGCCAGACACAATCCGCGCAGCTTCCTCGGCGATGGCGTGCAGGTTTTCGGTCATTGTTCACCCCTCCATCTTTGCCGGCACCGGTCGCGCAGGCTGATCCTGATATTTGCCACAATATGGCCTATCAGTCGGCTGATCCAACCGCTCAAATACAATCTGAGCAATCGGAGTGCCTGCCCGAATATAGACGGGCCACGGCAGGCATCGCGTAAGCTCTACGGTGAGATAGCCAAACCAGCCCGGCTCAATGATCGTGTTTTGGACAAAAATGAACCGGCGCGCATTGGTACTTTTATCGAGCACGCGCGCGCATATGTCATGCGGCAGCGCAAGCCATTCCATGATCACGCCCAAGCGACCAGCACCCGGCCAAAGCCACATGCCATGTGCAAGCCGGACGTCATAGCCGCATGCCGATAGACCATAGCTGAGGCCATGGGCTTGCTTCTTTTCTAGGCAGTGCGGCTCAATCCTAAGGCGCAACCGCTGCATTTCATCGATGATTGTTTGTCTGGCGAGGATTGTCACTTTTGTCTATCACCGTTTTTAGCGTGCCTCTCTCGGCACGGAATTCAATGTCACCAACCCGCCAACATGTGGCGCCGGTCGATAGCTGTTCGCCAATCATATCATACAGTTGTCGGCGGATTGCGTGCACGTCTATCCCGTGCACGCGCTCAAGAAACCGCAACATGGCATGATCCGTGATGACCGGAGTAAATTTCGGCATCGTCAAATCTCTACACCATAGTCTTCATACGACCTCCAGAGCCGTGAGGCATCTCGCATGATGCCGAGACCTATGTGCGTCTTGCAGGCGAAGTCGATTAGGTCTGAAGACCAGATCATCGGAGAAACATCGTGGAGATACTCGGCGATGATGATGGAAGCATCAAGCGTCACGTCTTCGACGGCGAACGTCGTCGGATCAAGCCGCATGACACGAACGATGGCCCCGGGATTAAGCTGAAGGATCGCGTCTTTTACGGTCCACTGCTGTTCCGTGCCGGTTTCGGGGATATACCGCCCGCCGCTCCTGGCGCACCGCAATTCGATAATCCAGACGCCGAGAGTGTCCTTTATGATTTTCGCCATGGTCGCATCATCCCTCTTTGATGATTGACTATTGCACCGATCGCAATGCGTTGTCAGCAGACATTATGCGGTGTCCGATCCAGCGCATGACGGGGACTGCCATCGAGTTTCCAATTGCACGGTAGCGCTTTGCGTCTGTGGCGCCATGTATATCTGTGTGTCCATCCGGAAACCCTTGCAATCTTTCATATTCTGTAGGTGTAAGCCGTCTTACTTTATTTTCAGACTCGACAACAAAAGCTTCTGAGTCGAAATCTAGCCTCAACCCATGCGCAGTAAGAGTTGGTGATACGTTTATTTTTTTCTTGCTACTGCCACCAAAATACATCGGAAATACTTCGGGTCCTTCCGCCTCCTCTTTTTCATGCGTCTTAGCATGCCTCGGCATGCCTTCGCGCTCAAATAATACCGCTGCGGCAGGTCTCCAATCTCCAAGATATCCGACAACGAATACACGACGGCGGCGCTGGGGTACTCCGAAATACTGAGCATCAAGCACTCGGTAGGCGAACCCATACCCGCATTCGACCAGGAGCCGGAGGAAGGCACCGAAGTCCCGTCCTCCATTGCTGGACAGGACGCCGGGGACATTTTCCCAGATGATCCAATCGGGGCGCAACCGGCGAGCCAAGCAGCAATATTCGATGGCCAAGTTACCGCGCGGGTCATCCAGCCCGAGACGCTTTCCGGCAACGCTGAATGATTGGCAGGGCGTTCCGCCGACCAAAAGTCTAATTGCGTCATATTGTCCATCCTGAATTGTGGTGAAGTCACCATGGAGCGGCACCTCGGGGAACCGCTGCGTCAGCACGGCCCGCGCAAATGGGTCTATCTCGGACAAAAAAGCGGCGTGCCAACCAAGCGGCTCCCAGGCCACTGATGCGGCTTCAATCCCGCTACATACACTGCCGTAGATCATGTTGACCACCTCTCAAAAAAAGCCCCACGTCGCTATCAAAAGCGCCATGGGGCCAGTTGTCCGGTCTTGGGCTAGGGCTAGACGGAGGAGAACGGCCCCGCTTGCTTCCGGATTCGTGAATTACTTCAAGATGCTAGCGCACGTGCCGACGGAATGCGTCTCGACACATTGCCGCATTGCGGCGGACTGGCTTTCAATAAGCCAGCCCATGACAAATAGCATGGACAGCAGACAAAATGCCGTCGCGAGTGAAAGCATGATGGAAATCCGTTCGGTCCGCCGTGCACGATTGCGCATGCTGTTAATTTGGTTATAGTCGTACATCACTTCATCTCCCTTGTTGATGCTGACTATTGCACGTGGCGCAACGCATGTCAACTGTCTTTTTCAAATTATAGCGCTTGACGCAATCTGCAATTTGATGCACATTGCGCAACATGAGCACAGAACTCCGCACTCTCATTCATTCGCGCGGCCTTACTCCGGCTGAGGTCGCGCGCGAACTCGGCGTCCATCCGTCGCAGGTCACGCGATGGTGCGACAAACGCGACGTGCCGCTTGACCGGCTTCGCCCTCTATCGCGATTGCTCAATGTGCATCCGCTCATCCTCAAGCCTGAGCTTGCGGATTTGCTCGACGGCGCAAGTAATCGAGAATCTGTCGGCTAGCATCCGTCGCGCCATGTCCGACGATTACTGTATGGCCGACTGATTCCAGATACTCGATAATTGCCCGTTGTTCAGGCGAGAGGCGACCGCCTTTCGCCTTTTTCATTTCGATCCACAGACACCAAGCCGGCACAAACAAATCAGGCACGCCAGCCGTAACCCCTTCGGCTTTCAGCGTTTTCGCCGTGCTGACTGATCTGTGGCCGCCGTTCGGTATGGCAAAAATCACAGTGTGCGGAAATGTCGCGCGAAACCACGCGACAAGCCCTTGTTGCTCTGATGACTCACTGGTCATTGCCCGGCACCGGCTGCGGGCCAGCACAGGCCGGGCCGGCGCCGCGG